ATGCACATCAAAAAATGCACTTTTAGAAACATATTGCCAATTTATAGCTCAAAAAAACCGTTTTTTGAGCTATATCCGGCTAACTACTGAGCGATAATACTAGAAACAAAAGCCAATTTTTGTTATTTATAGGTATGAGGATACCTAGTTGGCGCAATATATCAGTTGAAAAATACCAATACATTCATGAGATTGGTAACTCAGATATGTCTGAGATTGATAAGCTGCTTTACACTATCACCTTTTTAACCGGCAAAACTGAGGAGCAAATAAATCTTATCAGCTTAAAGACATATCAAAAGTTAGAGAAACAAGTAAGGGAAAGATTTAAGAACGTAAAAGGCAGACCTTACAATAACTACAAAGGGTTTAAATTTCAATACGATTTTAAGAAGATTACATTAGGGCAATATATCGAGGTGCAACACTTTTTAAAAGGTGGGCATATCGAAAACCTGCACCTAATAGCTGCATCAATATGCACTAAAAGAAATCTTGATCATATTACTAGAGGTGAGCAAATACTTAAGCTCCCATTTATCCCTATCCTACACAGCGTAGGAAAGTTCCTGGAGCAATTCAAAGAGTTTAATAATAAATATCAAGGTTTATTTGGTGTAAGTGAAGAAGGTGAACAAGAGAAGCCGGACAATGATGATTTCAACAATAGATATGGATGGATATACTCAGCTAAGAAAGTGGCTGAATTTGAAGGCATCACATTAGAGAAAGCGTTTGACCTACCTGTAATACAATCCTTTAATGACTTGGCTTATTTAAAGGCATTATCTCAATATGAGGAAGAACTAGCTAAAAGACAGAAAAATGCAATCCATTAGTCAGGCAAAAAGACAGCAGCAGCTCATTGAAAGTGGATTCCTTGATTTAAACAATGATGACCTAAGTAGATTGAAGCCATTTACAGGTGATGCCATTGCTACTGCTCTCTATAATTCAGCAGTTCACTTTATGCAAAAGGCAGGAGATAATCTTGAGAAAGCTGATAGGATTGCAGGTGGCGCATTGGTTGATAGCATCAAACCTACTGATGTTATTATCATGGGTAAGGTAATGACAGTTAATATTAACGTAAATGATTACTACAAGTTTGTAGATCAAGGGGTAAAAGGTTGGAAGGACTCAAGCGTTAACTCACCTTATGGGTTTAAAGCTCCAGGTAAAAAAGGCACAGCACCTAAGAACTCAAAGATGGTGGCAGCTATCAAGCAATGGCTGACAACTGAAGCAGCTAAAGCAACAGGAGCAGCAGAGAGAAAGAGACCTATTACACAAAGAGAAGTAAGAAGAAATAAAATAACTGATGCATCCACATCAGCAGCCATATTTACAACTATGATGATCAAAAGAAAAGGTTTAAAAAAGACAAACTTTTGGACTGATTCAGTAAAGGACTTAGAACAATATATAGCAGGAGAATTTGAAACAGCATTAAAAATAGATGTAATAAATAGTTTGACAAATGGCAATAGTAATTAATAACACACCACAGGACTACTCATCAGCTCATGGAGACCTGGTATATACGGTATATGAGGCTACAAAAGCAAATGATGCTACCACATACCCTAATTATAAGTATGTGTGTGATGTGTATATAGCAGGCACAATGGTAGTAAGGTTGAAAGCCTTCCCCAACCCTGTAAACAAAAGAGGAATATTCAACATAGGAATGATAGTTCGTAACTATGTAAATGCTTTATTCAATCCTACAAACAATGTAGTAAAAGCGCAGGAGCTAACTGCTTACTTTGCTTCAGTTCAATGTAAATTTGGTGAGGAGTATGCCGGCACACTTTATACTAATTTAACTACTGATAGTGCTAGAAACTATTTCAATCATTACAATGGAAGATTAGTTGGTGGATACACTATCCTACCTAATTACACAGATACTTTTGCATCAAATAGACCAGGTGCAACTAATGTTCAGTTAAATGGTGGGCAAGTATTTATTCCTTACTTCCCTACTACCACAAATGCAATCACTTTAAATGTAAAAAGCTATGACTCCAATGGAACTCAGCTTGCTTCTAACAATATTACCATCACACCAAGTGGTGCAAATTATCTGCAACAGCTAAATGTATCTCCTATTGCTATCAATTCAATAGCATCAGGAGCAATACCGGCAAATACAACTTATTATACTGTAACCAATGGAACTAAGACTTATAAGTTTAATATTTATTGTGAGCCTAGATTTAATCCTTTCACTATTCATTTCCTAAATCAATTGGGTGGATATGACAGCTTTGATTTTCCTAAATCATCTAAGAAATCTATTGACATCACTAAAAAGGATTTCACTCAATTAGGATATATCATTAACGCTGATGGTTCAATGACTTATTATAATGGAACGGTATTAAATGATAATAAGATTGTCTACTATGGTGATTCAGTTGAGTCAAAGATTTTGAATACTGATTACATCACAGAAGATACTTATACCTGGTTAAGTGAGCTATTAAGAAGCCCACAAATATACTTAGAGCAATCCGGCTACTATATTCCTGTTGTGATTACTGATACTAAATACGAATATAAAACAAGAGCAGTTGATAGATTATTCAATTTGACTCTTAATATCCAATTTGGTGATGATCAAAATGTACAATATAGATGATAACTGAAATATACATAGAAAACTATAAACTAGATGTTAGTGCTGATTTAGATGCATTGCTAACCTTTGCCATTGATGATGTAAAGGACTTTGCAAGCAGGAACACATCATTCAGTAAGACAATTACCTTACCAGGTACGGCAAGAAATAACGCTGTATTTGGTAATGTGTTTGATATTATTCAATCAGGTCAGTACGATTCAACACAAGCAAATGTAAACTTCAATTACAATGTTGCTAAGTCTGCAAGTTGTATAATATTTCAGGGTAACATACAAATATTTAAAGGTGTTATCAGAATCATGGAAATCATTTTAGACAATGAGTCTATTGAATATGATTGTGCAGTATTTGGTGAGCTTGGTGGATTTATCTCTAAAATGGGAGCATTAAAATTAGAGGATTTAGATTTTAGTGCTTATGATCACAATTGGAGTATTGCAAATATTGTAGGCAGTTGGGAAAATGCAAGTGCCGGACAAGGATATTACTACCCATTGATAGACTACGGAACATATTCTGATGATAAGCATGATTGGCAGTATGGAACGTTTAAGCCGGCATTATTTGCTAAGGAATATATAGATAAGATATTTGCTAAGGCAGGATATTCTTATAACTGTGCTTTATTTAATACAAGCAGATTTAAAAGCCTTATCATTCCTCAAAACAAAAAGACTTTATTTAAGTCTACTAGCTTTTTAATCAATGCTAATAATACGGCTGATTATACGCTTATAAACTTAAATGATACTGATAGAGAGAATGTCACTTTTAACACATTGACATTAGGCAATTTTACTCAGGCAGCCGGTGTATTTACTTATACAGGTGCAAACCCTATAACTGCTACTTTAAATTTTAGTATTTATGGATATGCAAATCTTCACTTCAATACAGGAACGACACATAACTATTCAATAATAGTTACCATATATAAAAACACTACTATAATTGACAGAAAGACTTATTCTTATGGTGGATATAAGGACATATCACTTCCTTATAGATATACTTATACAGGAGATGTTTCTTTTGCAACAAATGATGAGTTAAGTGTAGAGGTGCATATTGTTATACCATCATCTAATGGTACTTACTACAATAGCAATGTTACAGCATTTAATAATACATATCTTACTTTAATAGCTTCTTCAAATGTACTTGCTCCGGCAAACTATGGAGATACATTGAATATGAACTCCAACCTGCCTTCCAATATTTTACAAAAGGATTTTATTGCAAGCATGATAAAGATGTTCAACTTATACATCTTTGAAGATAAGTTTAATCAGAATGTATTGAACATTTCTCCTTATGTTGATTTCTTTGATGCAAACCCATTAAACGCTATTGATTGGACTTATAAATTGGATAGAAGCAAACCTATTAGCATTAAGCCAATGAGTGAGCTTACATCCAGGTATTATGAATTTAAATTCAAAGAGGATACTGACTATTGGAATGACTTATATAAAAAGAGATACAATTTACCTTATGGCAGTTACCTATTTGATACTCAGTTTGAGTTTGCTAATGCGAGCAATACAGTTGAGTTGATATTCAGCCCTACTCCATTGGTAGGTTACTTAAATGAGGATAAGGTTTACAGCACTATTTACAAGAGAACGGATTCAAATATCTCTCATGCTACTGATGGGGGTGCTTTTGTGACAGGAAAGGTTGAGGAAAAAATTGATAGTAATATCAGAATACTTATTGCTAAAAAAGTGACAGGTGTAGCAAGTTGGAATATCATTGAGTCTAATGGCAATGTATTAGGCACATATACTAACTATCCTTATGCCGGTCACTTTGATGATCCTGATGCTCCGGCTAATGATTTGAATTTTAGCATCCCTAAAGAATTATTTTTTACTATCACAAGTGGAGCATTTAACGTAAATCAATTCAATGTTTATTGGCTTCCATATATGTATGAGATAATAGACCAGGATAGTAGGTTATTAACTGCCACATTTAGATTGAATGAGCAAGACATAAACCTTTTAGATTTTTCTAAATTGATATATGTTGATGGATCATTATTTAGACTGAACCGAATAGTGGATTACAATGCAGCGACTAGAGATGTGTGTAAAGTGGAATTATTAAAAGTTATAAATACAAAATATTAGATAGATGGCAACAACAGAAGTAGGTTTAAAACTGACAGCAGATAGTAGTCAGGCAGCAGCATCCATAAACCAATTACAGTCTAATCTAAAGGCAGCTAAAAAGGATTTGAATGATGCCAAGATTGGTTCAGATGAATATACTGAAGCGCAGAAAAGAGTAAAGGAAGCAACCGATCAACTTACAAAGGCGCAAGGTGGAAGTGCTGATGCATTTGGTGTGTTGAAGGAGAAGATTATGGGTACTGTGCCTGGATTACAAGCAGCAGAATCAGGAGTGACATCATTTGGCGCATCTTTGAAGGCTTTGATGGCTAACCCTATTGTATTGCTTATTGCAGGTATTGTAGCAGCATTAGGTTTATTATATGAGGCATTTACTTACTCTGTTGCCGGTGCTAAAAAGATGGAGCAAGTATTTGCCGGCTTAAAAGCAGGATTGGATGTTATTATTGATAGATTGATGAGTGCAGGGCAGGCAGTAATTAAATTCTTTTCAGGAGATTGGGCAGGTGCAGCTAAAGATATGAAGGCTGCATTTACCGGCATTGGTGATGCTGTTGGCAAGGCTTATGATGAGGTTAGCAAAGCTACTGAGGAATTGCAAAAATTACACAAAGCTGAAAGAGAGGCAAGTGTTGCAAGGGCGCAACAAAATGCTGCAATCGTAAAAAGCAAGGAATTACTTAATGATGAGAACGCATCTATTAGAGATAGACAAAAAGCACTTAAAGAAGTTGGTGATTTTGAAAAGAAAATTGGTGAGGAAGATGTTGCAAGAGCAAAAGAAAAATTAAAACTTCAGACAACTATTTGGGGGCAAACTAAAGAAGGTCTTAAAAAACATGCACAAGAATTAGCAGAGTTACAGATAGATATTGCCAATAAAGAAGAAGAAACTGCTAGAAAGACTATTCAAATTCAAAGACAAGGCAGGACTTTAAATAAGCAAATGAACGCTGAGGCTAAAGCTGAGGCAGAAGAAGCAAAGAAAGCAGAAAAGGAAAGACTTGATAATATCAGAGACTATCAATATAAGATTGATAAGCTAAAAGAAGAAGAACATTTAGCTACAATTGATGATACTTATAAAAAAGAAAAAGCTCAACTTGAAATTAAATTACAAGATGATTTAAGAGCTGCTAAATTAGACTTAGAGCAAAAGAAAATTACTAAGCAGCAATATGCTGACCTGGAAGTTGAGTATAGAAAATTGACTGCTATAAAAATTGCAGACATTGATAAAAAGCAAGCTGCCGATGAGCAAAAGAAATCAGAGGAGTATGCTAAGAAAGTAAGAGAGTTTGAAGATAAGTTAGCTGCTGATTTAGAAAAGATAAGACTTAAGCAAGTTGCTCAAAGAAATAAAGATAGACAGGAGCAAATTAAACTTATAGAAAGTGAATTAAACCTAGAAAGAACTAAACATCAATTAACCTTTCAAATGGAGATTGATGCTTATAACAGAAAGAGAGACCTTGAAAGACAAATATTAGTTGATCAAGAGGCTGATGCTGCTCAATTACAAGCATTTGACCAGGAGACTGCTAATGGTAGAATGGCACTTGATGAAAAAGAGAAAGAAGCAAAGATTGCCAACCTTACAACAGTAGGACAAGCATTACAAGGCTTAGGTCAGTTAGTAGGTCAAAATACAGCAGCCGGCAAAGCTCTATCCATTGCTGAGGCAACTATCAATACTTATACAGGTGCTACAAAGGCACTTGCTCAGGGAGGTATTTATGGAGCAATTGCAGCAGCCGGTGTGATTGCAGCAGGTTTAGCATCAGTTGAAAAGATTGTATCAACTCCTGTTCCTGGTGCTAGTGGTGGAAGTGCAGGTTCAGCACCAAGCATGAGCATACCATCTCCTTTAAAACCAAGAGGCATTGAATCACCAAGTGCAGTAATTAGCGCAGATTCTTTAAATCAAATCAATGCATCAGCGACAAGAGCCTATGTGGTTGAATCTGATGTAACTAATAACCAACAAAGAATCAGCCGTATCAATAGAGCAGCGAGAATAGCATAAGTGGCAAAATAGGTAGGAATCGTTATTTATCAATATGGATAAAAAGATACCTACCTATCAACTTATTATAGATGATGAATTAAGCAGCGATTTACAAGTGGACTATGTAGCCCTTGTTGATTCCCCTGCTATTGAAAAAAACTTTTTGGCTTTTGGTAAAGAGTTAAAGTTTGCTGTTGATGCAGAAAAACAGGAGCTTTTTGGTGCTGCTATGCTTGCAAATGTGCCTATTTATCGTAGAGATAATCAATTAGGCGAATACAATGTAGTTTTCGATAAGGAAACTATTTACTGCATTGCTCAGAAATTCTTTGAGAAAGGATTCCAACAAAATTTCAATTTAATGCATGACTCCAATCAGAAATGTGAAGGAGTTTTTGTGTTTCAGTCATATATAGTTGATTCTGAACAAGGCAGACCTGCTCCTAGAGGATTTGAGGATGCACAGGATGGTTCATGGTTCTTAGGAGTTAAAGTAAATAATCCTGAAGTATGGGCTAAAGTTAAAGCAGGTGAAGTAAAAGGATTTAGCGTTGAAGGTGTGTTTGAATACAAGAAAAAACCTTTAACTGCTGAGCAAGTATATGCTGAAATTAAAGCTCTATTAGAACAGGTTGAGTTATAAGTGGCAAAATATAATATATAAGTTATTTATTAATAAATACTAATAATGGACATAAAAGAGACAATAGCAAAAATGAAACAATTGCTAGCTGCTGCTCCTGATGCAACAGATGCTAATCCTGATATGGCAGGTATGGCAGATTATGTATTAGAAGATGGCACTAAAATTAGCGTAGACAAGTGTGAAGTAGGTGGCGCAGTTACTATCAATGGTAACCCTGCACCTGATGGAGAACACAAATTACAAGATGGCACTATCTTAGAAACTAAAGATGGTAAAATCGTTGAAATTCAAGCTCCAGGTGAAGTATCTGATGATCAAGGAGCTGATGTTAATACAGACATGAGCAAGTTTGAATCTCAGTTTACTGAAATCAATGGCAAGTTTGCTTCTTATGAAGAAAAATTTGCAGCTTATGAAAGCCGTTTTAAATCAGCAGAGGAAACAATCGGTAAGCAACAGCAAGCTATCGGACAATTGTTAGAAGTGGTTGAGAAATTAGCTTCTACTCCTGTTTCTGAGCCGGCTGCTCCTGCACAAAATGCATTCACAGCACAAAAAAACGAAGCAAAAGAGGAAAGATTTAGCGCAATCCTTTCAGCTTTAAAGGAAATAAAAAAATAATAACAATTAAAAATTAATAAACATGGGATTTGATGTTTCAGCTCTAACCAACTATACAATTCAAAACGAGAAATTGTTAGTTACTAAGTCTTTGTTTGATGCAAAGACACAAAGCGTAATTCAATCTGCCGGTAACGTAATGGCAGGTGTAAAAAGCGCAGAAACTATTAACGTATTAACTTCTGATGCTGTATTCCAAACAGGTGGTACTTGTGGATTCAATAGCTCAGGTTCTACTGCTTTCACACAAAGAACTGTGACTGTTGGTAAATTCAAAGTACATGAGTCATTATGTCCTAAGACTTTGGAAGCAAAATATACTCAATTAGCATTAGCAGCAGGTTCAATCTACGAAGCTATGCCATTTGAGAAGCAATACACAGACTTAAAAGCAGGTATCATTGCTGAGCAATTAGAGACTGCTTTATGGCAAGGTGATACTTCATCTGCTGATGTAAACAAAAACAAATTTGATGGTTTAAATAAGTTGATTGATGCTTCAGGTGTTGCTATCGCAGGTAATACAACAGGTATCACAGTTGCAACAGGTATTACTGCTGCTAACGCTTTAACTATCATCAAGAATATCAAGAACGCTATCCCTGCAAGAGTGAAGGGTAAAAAAGATGTTCGTATTTGGTGTGGATGGGATGCTTTTGATGCATTAGTTGATGGTTTTGTTAACGCAAACTACTTCAACTATGGTGCTTCTCAATTAGCTTACCAAGATGGAGAGTTCACAATTCCAGGTACAGCTTATAAAGTAACTGCTGTTCATGGTTTAGATGGTACTAACCGTTTATTCGCAATCAGAGATAGCAACTTATACATGGGTTGTGACATCTTAGGCGAAGAAGATAAGTGGGAAATCTTCTATGCTAAAGAAGCAATGGAAGTTCGTTTTGTATCTGAGTGGAAATTAGGTGTGAACGTAGCGTTCCCTAATGAAGTAGTTCAGTTCACTTTAGCTTAAACATAACTGATGGGAGAGCCGTAACTCTCCCTTTTTTTAACATATTAAATTCAACATCATGGCTTGTGCATTAACACAGGATTATAATTTAGATTGCAGAGACTCGGTGGGTGGCTTGAAAGAAGTCTACTTCATGGAGCTTGGCAACTTATCTTCTTTTACAGAAGCAAGTGGTGTGGTAACGGCATTAACAAAAGCAGCAGGTAAACGTTTCTATAAATACCAATTAGTAAAGCAAACTTCAATGTTTGATGATACTTACACAGGTAACGAAGAAAACGGTACTAACTACTCAGCTCAAAAGCTAAGTATTGTTTTGAATAAAATGCAAGCCAACACTAGAAATGAAATTCAATTATTAGCTAAAAACTTGCTTGTAGCAGTTGCAGTTGATAGAAATGGTAAAGCCTTTTTATTAGGTGCTACAAATGGCTTAGTAGCTAAGACTGCTAAAGGTGAGTCAGGTACTAAGATGGGTGATCGTAACGGATACGTTATTGAGTTTGATGGTTCTGAGCCGTTCATGGCACAGGAAGTATCTTCTGCAATCGTATCAGCTCTAACTACTCCAGGTTCATAGTTCGTGCATATTGTAAAGGTTAGCCCCAATCAGCAATGGTTGGGGTTTTTTATTGGCACAAAATATACTTTTTGTTATTTATAAGTAGATGATACAATTAATACAAGGGTTAAATGCTGATGTGGTGCTAACGCTGACTGAAAAGACAACGTTAACTAATCCATTTTATCTTTTTGTATTTACTCATGAGACCACAAAAGAGGTTGTATCATTTGTTAAGTCATCTGCTGATGATTTAAGTGGATACCCTAATAGATTCAATGAATTTACTTTCAGCTCTGCCCTATTTGCTATTGCATCACCAGGTAAATATATCTATGATATTTATGAGCAAGCAAGTTCTACTAATACAGATATAAAACTTACTACAAGTAAGGTTGAGACAGGTAAAATGGATTTAAACACAGCTACTTCATTTGCTTTTAAGCACTATGACACAGCTACAAATTACAAGCAGTATGGTGGATAACGAAGTAACAGCTAAAAGTATGGCTGACAATACAATAACTGTCAAATTTGATGATAGTAAAATACCTGAATTTAAAGAGGTAAAAGGTAAGCAGTTTGTTTACTTCGGTGAGGATAACTTATACCCTGACTATTTGGTGAAATTATACAATAAGTCAGCTAAACATAACGCAATTATCAATGGTAAGGTTAATTACATCTATGGTGAAGGCTTTTATACAAATGTTAATGATCCATTAGCAGACAAATTCATTTTTAAAGTTAATAGTGCCGGTGAAAGCCTTAATGACATATCTAAAAAGTGTGCTATTGACATTGAAATATTTGGTGGATTTTATTTAAACCTAATACCTAACAAAATAGGTACTGAAATAGCTGAAATATATCATTTGGATTTCAATAGAGTAAGAGCAAATGAAGATGGCAGCCAATTTTTCTATAAAAACGATTGGAGCAATAACAAGGAAAAACCAAAAGAGTATGCTGCTTTTAATCCTAATAAGTTGGATAAGGCTACTATATTCCAATTCAAAGAATACAGACCAGGATTAAGGACTTATCCTTTACCTAACTATATAGGTTCTATAAACTATATAGAGGCTGACATGGAAGTTAGTAAACATACTCTTACTAATGCTAAGACAGGATTCTCAGCTAGTAAAATGGTTAACTTCTTTAATGGTGAGCCTGCTCCTGAGATGCAAAGAGACATCTATAAGCGTTTAGAGAAGAAATTTACAGGTGCAGATGGTTCTAAGATGGTTGTGACATTTAATAATGATCCTTCCAAAGCTCCTACTATCCTTGATTTAGGTGCTAGTGATTTAACTAAAGAAGATTTTGAGAAGGTAGACAACTTAATTGCTTCTAACATATTTGCCGGACATCAGATTACATCTCCGATGTTATTTGGTATTCAAGAGCCTGGTAAACTTGGTGGAAGAAATGAATTAAGAATGTCTTATGAGATATTCAATAATACTTATGTAAGCGTTAAGCAAAGAACACTTGAAAAGGTGTTTAATTACATAGCTAAGTTTAAGGGCATTAAGAATGAGATGTATATCCGTTCAGTTGATCCTGTTGGAGTTGAATTTACGGATGTAACCTTACTACAAGCAGCTCCAAGATCATGGTTGCTTGAAAAAATGGGTATTGATACAACTAAGTATAGCGATCCTCCTGTGGGAGATAAGACTATGCCTCCTCAGCCTCCTACTCCTCCAGGTGATGTGCCGGCTGTTGCTGCTCCTAATAAATTAAGCAAAGAATTTAAAGAGGAAGAAGTGGCAATGATGTTCGGTGAGGTTGGTGATGATACAAAACAATTCCATACTGTATTTACAAGAGAGGTTGACTTTAAAAGTGATGCTGAATTAGCAGCGCATGAACTTAACTTCTATCAAAAGGAGATGTTTTCTACTTTGAAAACTATTTCTGATATAGAGACTCAAGTATTAAAGCAAATAGAAAAGGATAAAAGAATAAGTCCTGCTCAGGTTGCTCAAGCATTAGGTATTGATGAGAGCTATGCTTCTCAGTTGATGAATGATTTGCATGAAAGAGGATTGGTGCAATATGATTATGTGGTTGAGAATGGTGAGAAAGTAGCTATTAAAAAACTGACTAAGAGCTTGCCTCAAATGGTTGGTGAAATCAAGGCTAAACTTCCTGAAATATTTATCAGATACTCATATAGAGTTAGACCAGGCTTAGGAGCTTCTTTAAAAGCTACTAGCAGACCATTTTGTAGAAAGATGGTTGAGTTGAGTCAGACTAAAGTATGGTCAAGATCACAAATTGAGCAAATAAGCCAAAGAGTTGGATATAGTGTTTGGGATAGAGAAGGTGGATTTTGGAATCAAGGAAAAGGTAAAGGAGTTTCTGCTCATTGCAGACATCAATGGGTTAGTCAAGTATTAATAAAAAAGTAAGAGATGAGTAAGAATGTATTAATGATAAGCGTGAATATGCTAAAACAGCGCACAGCGATTCATGATAATATTGATGAGAAACTAATTTACCCTGAAATAAAGGCAGTACAAGATTTGTACATTTTACCATTATTAGGAACAGCACTTTTTAATAGAATAATATCAGATATAGATGGAGGAACACTTGCCGGTGACTACAAAGATTTGGTTGATTTGTATCTTATTGACACACTTTGCAATTACGTTATTAGCGAACTCCCATTAGGATTGACTTATCAATTTTGGAATAAAGGAGTAGCTGCAAAGACTACTGATAATAGCAATACTCCTTCAATGAGTGAGCTTTTTGATGTAGCTAAGAAATATAAGAACAGAGCTGAGGAGTATGCTCAAAGAGCAAGACTTTACATGAGACAAAATGCTCCTACTAAATTCCCTGAATACATCACACCTGGTAGTGGAGTTGATACTGTTATCCCTGAAAGACAAGGCTTCTCAAATCCTATTTATTTAGGTGATGTAAGCCCTTATGCAACTGAATATAAAACCTACGAACAAAGATACCAAAGCAACTTACCAAGATGCTAATTTATGAGCAAAAACATAAACAAGGTAAATGAACAGAAACTAAAACTGTTCTTACAAAAAAAGAAAAATGACATTAAACCAAGTAATACAAAAGTTAGAAAGCCTAGCCCTAAGCCATAAGCAAATAAATCACTTCTTTTTTGGTGATTTAGTTGAGTGGTTGGCTAATGGTGACCTGAAGTATCCTTGTTGCTTTGTAGAGATTAATAACAGCTCTATAAGCAAAACGGATCATCAGACTAAATACAATTTGTCTATTTGGTTTTTAGACCTGGTGAATGTTGACACAGCAACAAGGTCAAATGAGGTTGATGTGATGAGTGATTTAACTGCTATTGCAGAGGATTATTCAGCCATGCTAAACTTTGTTGACTACCAGGATTATTTTACTATCAATACAGACTATGCTCTGCAATATTTCAGAGAGAAGTTTGAGGACATGACCATTGCAGTAAAATTAGACATCACAGTTGGTGTTGATTATACTGCTAATAGATGCCAAGTGCCGGCAACAGGTGTTTCTTTTGCTCCTGCCCCTACTGACAGCCCATCAATTCAATTATTGAATGGTATTGTATATAACTACTTATATGAGGCAGGTGGAAATGAAGGAAGTAGCATTACAATAGGATCATTAGTTGGCAAAACAATCCTTTTATTATACAAAGGAGATAAACTATTAGAACCTATTGCAAATACTCCTAATGTAGACCAATACGCTTTCAATAAGGCAACAGGACTATTCACTTTTGGAGAAGATTTTGAACAAGGACAAATATTACAATTTATATACCGATGAGAAAATACTTATTGATAGCGTTTCTTTTTGCATTTGTTGGAGTTTTCGGACAAACCAATGATACTACTAAATATTTCAAAAGTGTTGACTATGGTTGGCAGTATAAGAGATTAAAAATTGATAGTATTATAGTTTTACCTAATGGAGTTGTGGTAAATAGAGCTTATAAGTTTTTATCTGCATCAGATACGGCTGCAATGTTAGCCCCTTATGCTAAAACAAGTGCTATTCCTTCACTTACTCCTTACATGAAGTATGCAGACTCAGCAGCAATGCTAAGTCCTTATGTTAGAACTTCAAACCTTCCATCTTTAGCTCCTTATGTAAAATATACTGATACATCTAGTATGCTTAGCCCTTATGCTAAGTCTATAAATGTGCCTTCTTTATCAGGAGTAGTGAAATATAGTGATACTTCAAGTATGCTTTCAGCATATTATAATAAAACAGCTACGGATTCAAAGGTTAACTTAAAAGTTAATATTTCAGATACTGCAAATATGTTGAGTGGTTATGTTAGGACTAATAATATCCCATCATCAACAACTGTTGTAAAATATAGCGATACATCATCGATGCTTTCAGGCTATTATAGAGCATCAAATCCTTCAGGATATATAAATGCTTCTGCCATTGCAAATAAGGTAAATTATAGTGACACAGCTTCCATGTTGAGTCCTTATGCCAGGACTGCTAATATTCCTTCACCATCTTCTTATGTAAAATATGTTGATACGGCTGCAATGCTAACACCATATTCAAAAGATTATAATGTGGTGCATTTAGCCGGCACAGAGATTATTTCAGGAACTAAAACTACTAAAGGAAATTTCTCAGTTGGAGATGGAACGCAAAGAAATACTTATTTAAACATTAATACGGATACAAACGGAACTGCGTTTGGTTTGCAATTATTATATAAAGGCAGTCCTTATGGGGGGTTAATTTTTGATAACGTTTCATATAATACCAATTTACAATCAGCTAGGAATGGAGGTTCAACTCATATTGCTATGTCTGCAAATGATGGTAATACATACATTAAATATATATATGGTAATGCGCTATCAGTAACAGGTAGCACAGGTGCATTAGCTGCTTCTTCATTAGCCGGTACAGGAACAAGAATGGTAACTGCTGATGCTAGTGGTAATTTAAGCACTCAATCTATTCCATCAACAACAGGATTAGTTCAATATACAGATACAGCTTTGATGTTATCTCCATATCAACGAAGTTATAATGCTGTAAAATATAGTGATACTTCTTCTATTCTAAGTGGATATTATAGAAACTCAAACCCAAGTGGATACATTACATCTTCTGCTATTAGTGGAAAGGTAAACTATACAGATACGGCTTCAATGTTAAGTCCGTATTTAAGAAGTGCAAATGCATCAGCAACATATTTAACGCAAACAAATGCAGCTTCTACTTATTACTTACAATCTAACCCTTCAGGATATATTACAAGCTCAGCAATAAGTGGTAAAGTAAATTATACTGATACTGCCACAATGCTATCAGCTTATTATAATAAAACTGCTGCAAATGCTTTATTAGCTACTAAAGAGCCAACAATAGCAACAGGAACTACATCTCAATATTGGAGGGGCGATAAAACATGGCAAACGCTTGATAAAACAGCGGTTGGATTAAGCAATGTCACTAATAATGCCCAAGTAACAAGCGTAACCGGAACAAGCCCTATTGTATCTTCGGGAGGAACTACGCCGGCTATTTCAATAAACCAAGCAAATGCAACGACAAACGGTTATTTAAGTTCTACGGATTGGACAACTTTTAACGGCAAACAAGGGGCTTTGACTTTTTCTGCCCCATTAGTAAATACAACGGGAACAATAACAATAACAAAATCAGACGCGACACATGATGGATATTTAAGTTCGACTGATTGGGGAACTTTTAATGGCAAACAATCGGCTATTACATTAACTACAACCGGGTCAAGTGGCGCGGCTACATTTGTAACAAACACTTTAAATGTTCCTAATTATACTTTAGCCGGATTAGGAGGACAACCGCAATTAAACGGAACCGGTTTTGTAAAAGCAAGCGGAACAACAATAAGTTATGATAATAGCACATATTTAACCACAACCGGAACGGCGGCAAATAGTATGCAATGGAATGGTGCTACTTATTCAAGTTCGGTTTTAGGTACTGCGGCAACCAATGTAATGGTTTTTGATGGGTCTAATTATAGACCGGGCAATACTACGTCCATTTCAACATGGTTAGGATTAGGAACAAATGCTTATACTTCAACAGCTTATTTGCCATTATCGGGAGGTAATATGGCATCGGGCGCAACTATTGGAGGAACTGCGGGAGGATATTTCTTTACGGGATATTCATCAGAAACGGGTGGGCAATCAATAGTTTTTAGTAGTGCAACAAGAACGGGAAACCCATATCCTATGGATTTTTTTAGTGATAATGGATATTCATTTTTTAATACTGCAGGTAATAATAATTTTTTAAATATTACTTCGGGAGGAATTGTACAAATTGGAGGAACTGCCAATGCTAGTGGGTTAATTTCAATTAATACTTCAAATCCAACTTTTTCATTAGGGAATAGTGCGTCAGGAATAAATTATAATGCTTTAATCGGACAAGCGGGAGCTGGTAATTATCATATTCAAGGAACAAATGCAGGAGATTTAGCTATTAGACCACAATCAACAAAAGACATTGTATTTGGTTCTATTGCAACTAGCGGAGGTATTGCGGCTGAAAGAATGAGGATTGCTGCGTCAGGTGGTATAACCATGCAAACTACTGCAACTAATTATTCAAGTTTTAATGTACAAAGAAATGGTTCAAGTAGTGTACAGTCAGGTTATCAATTAAGTAGTGCTTCGGGAACAGTTTATTCCGCAAATCTTCAATTAGGCGCAACGGGAAGTTTAGATTTTTGGACTTATGATGCAGCTAGTTTAGGTTGGGGTAAATATTTATCCATTGCGGCAACGGGTGCTGCTTCTTTTAGTTCCTCAATATCGGCAAACACTGGTTCTAAAATTTCAGGAACACTTATAAATGCTGCGGGATTATTGCAATTACAAGATGGAGGAAGAAGTGCTTCTACTGCACAAAACTATATGTCATTTGCTGATAATGCTGGTACTCGTATGGGTATTATTGGTTCAACGGGAGATGGCAATATTACACTTGCTTCAGACGCTTCAAGAAATATTATTCTTAATGGAGGTAATGTTGGAATTAATACAATTACACCTAATGATAAATTATCAATATCAGGCGGAAATGTAAATATTGGTAATAATTATACAGCTTCTTATCCATTGGATGTAAATAGCACATCTGATACTTATATGCGAATTAGAAAACAAGCATATGGAGGATATACAGGGATATATTTTGAAACTGCAAATAACTTTAGTGGGACATCTCAAGCATATATTCAATCTTATGGCGCAGGTACAAATGGGACAAGCTATTTAACTTTTGGAACTGCTCCATCAAATAGTTCAACAACTGCAAGTGAAGTAATGCGTATTACTTCAAGTGGGGCAGTAGGTATAGGTACTACGCAACCGGTAGGAACAGTAGGATTAAATATTTACGGAGGAGATGGAAACAATCCGGCAATATTAACTTTAGAATCTTATGCAGGAGGTGGAGGAAATACAGGGCTATATTTTAGACCTTATCATTCAGTATCGCAAGCAAATTCAAATCCCGCACAAGCCGCAATATTAGCAGTTGATGATAACTACGGCGCACAAATTCAATTTTGGAATAAAACACAAGGTGCAGTTTCAAATGCAATGGTACAAAGAGGACAATTTACTGCAACGGGTATATTAAAAATTGCTGATGGTTCAGGTAATTTAGCCGGAACGTCAGGAACAGAAAGGTTAAACGTTAATGGTGATATTTATGCATCAGGGAATTTAATAGTATCAGGTACAACTTTTGGCGGAGTAACTACTCAGGCGTATGGATATGGTCATATTTACAAAGGCTATACCGGAAGTTCTTATGATGTGCAAATTATCAATAGTGGTAATACTTGGGATGAAGTAACTATTCAAGGTGGTATAAGAATGTCAACAACAACCGCAGGATTTATTTTTCCAAGAATGTCAACAACACAAAAAAACGCATTAAATAAAACAGCAGGTATGGTTGTATATGATACAACTGCAAATCTTTTACAATGTTGGAATGGAGCTACATGGAATAACTTATGGTAAAATTTAAAATAAAAACAAAAATGAAAAAACTATTTATTGTTCTTTTAGTGTTAGTGGCTTTCACAGCAAAAAGCCAAATCGTAGATACTACGTTTACAAAAATGACTGCGTGCAAAATCGTTTCATTTAAAGCAAAGTGGAATGACACTACAAACGTTGACCATTTAGGGGTTAGAATTATTTCGGACGATTTAAAGTCAGTAGCCACTTTGTATTGGGCATTGATGGATAGTACAGGAGTAGTCTACTACGACAGCAATGATTTTATCAAAGGCATAGACTACACCAATTGGTCAGGTGACAATAAATTTCCTTTTAATTATATAGCTAACAAAAATAGCATCGTATTCATTAAACCCGAATAATAAAACAACATGAAAAAAACAACAATTACAATGGCATTTGCACTATTGGCATTTGCAGGATTTAGTCAACAAAGAAAACAAGACAGTTTAGTATTACAAATTACAATGGACACCACAACATTTAAAGGTATTATTAAACTAATTGATGAAAACATTGATAGCCGTTCCCTTACCGGTAGAATTATCAAAGATAATATTATGCAGCCATTAATGAACTACAAGCTAGTAGCTGACAAACCAAAAGAATTAAAAGTAAAAGAAAAATAAAATGGCACAAGAAGTAAGAAGCACACTATTTGGAACTATAACAGGAGTATTTGCAAACATTTTAACAGGTAACATAATGATGGCTGTAATTACGGCTTTTGTTTCAGGTGCTGCTGCTTACATTGGACAGACTGCCATTAAAGAGGTTCATAAATACATAAAACGTAAATTTTAAACACATGAAAATTTCGAACATTTGGAAGGCTTGGGCAACAACATTTATTGGAGCATTGATTCCTATTTTAACAGGGATATTGACTAATGCAGTTAATGGTTCAGTTGATTGGACTGCTGTAAAAACAGCTATTATTCCTGCTCTTATTTTAGGATTAACTGATGCTTTAAAAGAAATTCAAAATGAAGTTACTCCTCCAAAGGCTTAATTTCTTATTCGTTGCAACTGCTATCATATTGGTAGCAGCTTGCAGCGAACAAAAGAAACTACAAAAAGCACAGCAAAGAGTATTGACTGATGACAATGCTTTTAATTATATCGGTGGCAAATGGGCTAAACTTAACCCATGTATCATTGATTCTGTAATTAAATATTCTAGCAATGAGATTGTTAAAACGGATACTTTTTACAAGCATGGTGATTTTGTTTATGCTCCTGCTACTCATGATACTATTATTGTTCATCGTAATGTTGATCATTATGACACAGCAAGGGTTTACATAAGAGATAAACGCTATGAGGGCATTTTAAAGGATAGCCTGGAGTTTTATCAGTTGGCAGATAGCAGGTCACAAACTGCTGCTGAGATAGCTAAACAATATTCAGCTAAGAAAACTAAAATTATAATTTTTTGGATTGCTTTAGTGGCATTGGAAAACATTGCCATTATCGTATATAAAACAAGAGGATTATGAGTCCATTAGACATAGCAAAAACACAGATAGGAGTACAAGAAGTACCAAAGGGATCAAATGCCGGCAAACCTGTTGAGGACTATTTAGCAGTAGTTGGTTTACCAGGTGGCTATTCATGGTGCATGGCTTTTGTACAATGGTGTTTTAAACAATCACAAATTAAGTTTCCTTTTGTAAGTGCAGGAGTTTTATCTGTTTGGGCGCATACTACTGCCTTACACACACATGATCCTCAGCCTGGTGATGTATTCGTTATGGAGTTTGCTCATGGATTAGGTCACACAGGGATTGTTGAGGCAGTTGATGGTGACAATATTCATACAATTGAAGGCAACACAAACGAAGATGGCAGCAGGGAGGGCTATGAAGTAGCAAGAAGAATAAGAAAGAAGGAATCTATACTTGGATACATAAGAGTATCCTAACCTAAACTAACCTATGAACAACCAAAGACCAAGAATGACTGAAACCGAGTTTAATTGGTGGCAGTTAAAGAAACTTACTGATAAAAAATCTTACAAAATCCTATTAAAATCTGATGAACATGGGTGGCTTACTGATCAAACTGTTCAAAGATGCATTAATAGAGTTTTACAAAACAATCACTTCGATGAGGTTGCTATGTTGGGTGACCTTGTGGACTTGCCTTATGTTAGCAGACACGAAAAGAAATTGTTTGATGATGGAATCCTTGCCGGCTATTCAGAAATCAAAGAAATTGAGTACACTAAAGAACAGATTTTAAAGCCTCTCAGGCTATCAACTGATGCAAAGCTAAGGTTTATACCAGGAAACCATGATGAGAGGATTACAAAGCCCCACATGAACAGCAAAAGCCAATTGGCTAGGCTTGCTGTATTATTCAAAGAGTATAAATCTACTGAGTACGAAAAAATCCTATCATTTGAGGAGTTTGGCATTGAATGGGATAAAAAAGACTACATTAATTGGTTTGATTTATTTACAGGAGTGCATGGTCTAAGCCTGGCTAAAAATGCAGGTGAAAAAAATATCTATGAATACATGGGTAGTGGTGCTTCAGGGCATACACACAGGCTAAACTACAAACCTATCACGAATAGAAACAATCCTTTTGTGTGGGTGGAAATTGGATGTGGCAGGGTTAGAACTGAAGTTGAGTATTTTCCTACCGGCAAGATACCTGATTGGCAGCATGGCTTTGCTACTATTAACTTCTATACTGTCAACAAAGAAATCTTCTTTTTTATAGAGACTCATCAAATTATTAATGGATTATGCCACTACAATGGAGTGGTATATGATGGTAACCCAATAAAATAACTATGAAAGATTTTGAAGTATCTAGAGCAACTGACATCCAGGTAGGTGGAGGACATTACAGCAAATACAAAATACAGCCTACTGAATTTATTCATGTCAATAATGTGCCATTTATTGAGGGTAACATTATCAAGTATGTGCTAAGGCATAAGGATAAGAACGGCATTGAGGACTTAAAAAAAGCAAAACATTACATTGATTTATTAATACAGTTTGAGTATGAAAGCGACAAAAAAACTAAATAAAATGACATTAGCTGAGCAAGAGACTTTACTTGTTAATAAGATTAGCATTTTACACACTCAGGTTGATGCTTATAGAAGGTTACTTGCTAAGGTAAGAGGTGGAACAAAGGTGGAGTTATTAGAGAATGATGATAGACCTGACCTTATAGATTTAAAGAAATGAAAATAAAGATCATCTATAAAAAATTAGGTAGAGAGCAAGCCTATGGCATAGCGCATAGTGATGGTGAGGTATGGATAGAAGAAAGGCTTAGGCAGAAACCTAGAAAGCTAATGGAAATCCTGCTCCATGAGTGCCTTCATGTGCTAAATCCTGAAGATGATGAGGAAAATATAATCAAAAAAAGCGTTGCACTTACTAAAATACTATGGAAAGAAGGATACCGGCTTATCCTGGATAAAGATGATACTCCCCTGCAAGATGGTTCAAAATAATTCCAAAAAAAGTAAAACATTTTGTACTTAGTATAATATTGTTTACTATATTTGTGATGAAATCAACCAATACAATATGAAAAAAGAGAACCTTCAAGCAATCATAATCCTAGTTATTTGCTTATTTATAGCCGGACAATTACAGGATCAATTCTTCAAATAACCTCATTGCCCTACATCATTTTTTATAATTAATAAACAGGGGTGTTCGTTGTTCTTCAAGATGGGTGTAGGGCTATTTTAAACTTCAAAACATTAAAGATGGCTGAATTTATTAGATTGGCAGCTATGCCAAAGGGTAAGTCATTTAAGACCTTATCCAAGTATGAGAGAATGTATATTGATGACAATTGGAAGTATGAGCAAAGGTCAAGGATGGCTGACATACTACAAATCTCCTACCTGGATGTAGCTGTATATTGTGATAAAAATAATTACATAGAACCTAAAAAAAACTACCGAAAACCGAAACAAATTCCCAAAGAGCATATCTTTGATGTAGACAATTACCGAACCTTTTCAATATGACAAAAGATGAATTTTTTAAGCTAGTACCTGCAAGACAATTTTTTACTAAATACTGCCCTATTCCCAATTATTATCATAAGCTAAGAGGATTTGATGGAAATAAAAAGCCTATTGACTTTACTGAGGATGAGAAGCAAAAAATGAAAAAAGCTGCTGCTAAGTTAGGACAGCATTTACAGGATGTAAAGTTTTAAAATAGTTTTAACCATACTCCTAACTATTTGACAATCAAAGCACTTTCTAATCCAATCCGGATCACTAAAGCAAAAAAGATAAGCCTCTGAAAATGAGGCTTTTTCTTTGCCCCTACTACGTTTCAGCCGATTTTCAATGTTAAAACGATTTAGCTATTTTTAGCATATTAAAACACTTTTAACCCAATTTGTTTTAATATTGTTTTAAGTATTGTTTTAATATTTTAGTATATTCGTATTCAACACCCCTTACCTAATGCAGAACTTTACCATTAAAGTTGTCTATTGGAACTATCAAAAAAACGCTTCCGAGACATATCCTATCAAGATTGCGGTCACCATTAACCGAAAAGTTACCTATATACTAACAGGCTATAAGGTTCACAAAAGCCAATGGAATGATATAAAAAAGCTAGTTATAAAGCATGAAAATGCAAATGGCATAAATGTGACCATAAGGAGGCAAATAGCTGACATAGAGAAAAGGCTTATTAGCCAAAATTTACAAGGTCAAAAGATTACTAAATATTCAATCCTGGAGAAAAAAGACAAAAGTCTAAACTATTTTACTTTTGCTAAGGAGGTAAGGTATCACCATACTGAGATAGAAAGGCTTAAAAACTATGCCGGAGATGGTCTTATGTTGAGTGATATTGATGTCACATTTTTACGAAAATATGAGACACATGAAAGGAATAGAGGTATGTCTCAAAATACCATCAATCAGTCCTTTAAATACTTTTCAAGGATTATGAATCAGGCTAAGAAAGAAAAACTGATTAAAGAGAATCCATTTGACGAATTTAATAAACCAAAGTTTGTTCAGACTGATAGAATTTACCTGGTGGAGGATGAGATTAAAAGACTGATTGATTTATTGGATAAGCCCATGCATAAATCAGTTTATATAACGCTATGCTATTTTTTACTAGGATCTTATACAGGACTAAGGCAATCCGATTGGCAAAGGTTTGATCAAAAGAATATTGAGGATGGGTATATAAAACTTAGGGCATTAAAAAACAATAGTCATGTAGTGCTTCCAATTGGCAAAACATTAACAAAAATACTTGAACATATAAAGGACTTACCTAAAGCATATAGCTTACAAAAATCAAATGATGCTTTAAAGATTATCCAGGTATTAGCTAATATTAATAAAACTTTATCATCTCATGTTGGCAGACATACATTTGGCTATATGTGCGCATCCAATGGGCTTGCAGAGTCAACCACAGCCGCACTTTTAGGGGTTTCTGCTAAAACTGTAAAGGTTTATTATCATTTGAGTGGTGATAATATTAAGCAGCAAGCTGAGGCATTAAAATATTTATAAATAAAAAATTGTTTTGTTAACGGTTGGTTATTAATTTGCCTCCTCGAACCCAACCTTATGAAAGTTTTTCCTGTTTTAATTCGCTTGCAATCTTTGCTAGATTATGCTTCAAAAGAGACTCAGCCATTAGATTTACCTCAGAAACAGAACGATCAGAAACCTGAGCAAGAACTTCCACCATTAGCTGCCGGTTCGTTTGAATCTCAGCCTTCATTTGAAGAATAGACTCAGTTATTAATTGTAAAGAATCAGGCACAATAACAGCCTCGTGTTTGCCTCCAGGTTCAAAGTCAGATAATTTAACATCAAATGATTTTTCAAATAGCCTTTCAAAATGATTGGAGGCTTTTGTCTTGCCGCTAAGATAACTGCTTACGGTAGCCTTCGTATATCCCAATTTGTCTGCTATATCCTTGTCTTTAGTAATCACTCCACTTCCATAGAGAGACTGTACAGCTTTATATAATAATTCGTTTTTATGCATAAAAAAACCTTGAACAAAGTTTGGTTAATTGCAAACAAAGTTTATTTTTGTTAACAAATGACAATACTTGTTTAAGCAAGGTATAACAAAATTAATCTTTTTTCAACTATTTGAACCAATTATTTATGAGCAATGAACTAATGACAGAAATCAAAAAACTGAATCAAAACCTGGAGTGGTTTAAAAGTTACCAATTAAATCCATTAGATCAGGGGGAGTATTTATCTATGAAGGAGGCTATGCACCTACTAAAAAGGCAAAGAACATGGCTTCAAAATCGTATGGTTAAAGAGCTTGAGCCGGATACCAATGTCAATGACAGCCTTGTCAGGAACGTAGATTGGATAAGGGAAGGCAATCGTATCATGATTAAAAAAGAGAGCCTTCTTAGGCTTAAAAACCAAGTTTTAACCGCCATTGGCGATAAATATGACAATTTATGATAATAACACTAATAACCTTTAGTATAGGCTGCTGCTTTGGTGTTTTGGTAGCATCCCTTCTAGCAGCCGGCAAATCCGAAGATTAATAAAAAACTTAAAAAAGTTAAAAAAAGTTAGAAAATGTTTTGGTAGTATAAAATGTTTTACTATTTTTGGTTTACAATAAACCTTTTAAGTATGAAACTATTTGCCATTAACGGATTTGAACGCTGCGAGGATACCCTCACAGTTTACACAGACAAGAACACTTGTCACATTCCCCTTCAAGATTTTGAGAAATGGTTAAAGCGCACCGACAGGCTACAATGGATTGAAGATTGGTCTGATCATACAGGTGAGCATTGCCAGGAATCAGGTGAGTACACATTATCTCAGTATTGGGATATGGGTGCAAGATTTATCTCGGTTGACATTTACGATTTTATAGTGATTCATTTCGTAAATCCATTTGAAAACTTAACTAAAACATTAAAACAAATTCAATCCCAATGCAAAACAATCGACAACTGCCTACATGGTGTGAGTTAGTTCCTTTTGAAAGGCACAAACTTTTGGGTGAACTAATTGATGCTATGATATATGAAGGCAGAGCAGTTGATGAAGTTCAAAACCTTTTAAAAAAATTCAGACAACAAGGATTAGTAAAGAACAAAATTTTAATAACCGAAAATTCGCACGAACATGAAACAAGATTTGAAAACACAGAAGGATGAGCAGGTAGTATCTGCCATAATCCTCAATGGTGATTTGAGCAAGCTCACACCAACACAAAAAACCCATTACTATAATGGGTATTGTGAAAGACTAGGACTTGATCCTTTTACTAAGCCATTTGAGTTGCTTAGACTAAATGGTAAGGAAGTGCTGTACTGCACAAGGTCAGGCACACAGCAGCTTAATAAACTGCACAACGTATCACACCACATTACATCTAGGGAGTTAATTGAAGCTGCCGGTGTTTACCAGGTTACTTCAAAGGCTTGCCTAGCCGATGGCAGATGTACAGAATCCATTGGAGCTGTAAACATTACCAATTTAAAAGGTGATGCTTATGCCAATGCGATAATGAAAGCAGAAACCAAAGCCAAACGCAGGGCAACACTTGATCTCTTAGGACTTGGTGTATTAGATGAAACTGAGGTTGAATCTATTCCTAATGCCAAGCCGGTTGTATTGGAAGAAATTAAAGTTGAAGAAGTTCACGCTGAGGAAGTTGATGAGCTTGAAACTTTAGTTAAAAAGCAATACGATGAATTAAAAGATTTGCTAGCTGTACTTGATTCATGTGAAACCATAGGGCAATTAAATACCCTATACCATGTAAATAGCAAGCTAGTAGAAGATAACAATATTCGTTCACACTTTACAACTAAGAAAAATGAAATTAGAGAAACTGCATAACCTTGATGACATAACTGTTGGTCAAGTATCACCTACCAAATTTGGAATTGAATTAATGGCAGACTCAATAGCAGAGCAGGTTACAGAAGGTCATGTAAATGCATTAGAAGCAGCTATTAAGTTAAATGCTATGGAGCAATTTATAAAACTTACTAAAGAGAAAATCTCTGATGAAGTATTGCTTGAACTTTATAAGCATCCTAAAGCAAAAGCTGAAATCAATGGAGTAACTGTTACAGAGTTTACATCTACAAAGTACGATTACTCTCACCTACCTGGATGGAGTGAGTTAGATGCTCAAATAGCAGAACTTACTGAAAAGCGAAAAGAGATTGAGGAGCATGAGAAAAAATTCCATAGAGGTGATCTACCTGTAAAATCTGCATCAGTAACATTTAAAATTCAAATCCCTAAATAGTATGAGTAAACTACTCACAGGGGCTATATGCCTCACAGACATTCCAAAAGAAAAAATTTGGAAAGCAAAATCAGGTAAGCAATACCTAAGTATCAATGTATGGTTAAATGATGATGCTGATAGCTATGGCAATCATGCAAGCATCCAGGTAAACCAATCTAAGGAAGAAAGAGAAGCTAAAGAACCTAAAAAGTATATTGGCAATCTTAAGTACCCTCAATCAAATGATGATGCAACTATTGTTGTAAACTCATCATCAGAAGTAGAAGATGATTTACCATTCTAAAAACAAACAGCCCCTCATTATTGGGGGGCTTACTTATGCCAATGAAAAGAGAGAAACGATGGTATGACAATAGAGGTAAAATGTATTTAGTGAAAAATAGCCGGTATATCAGAGAATATTCTTATCAAAATACACATGACCGAAAAAGGATGACAAAAATATGGATGTCAGAGTTATTAAAAAAAGAAGGAGATCAATATGAATTAATTTATTCACCACAAATCTAACCCCATGTACGACTTTGAAACAAGCCTACCTGCTTACCAGGTTGCAAAAGAAAACATCAACGACAAACAAAAAATTGTATTTAACACCATTAAAAAACTTGGTGTTTGTTCTGACCATCAAATAGCCGATTTCTTAGGATGGGCTATCAATCGAGTAACTCCAAGAAGGGGTGAATTATACGATACCGGCAAAATAATACGAGCCTTTAGGGGTAAAGATTTTGAGACAGGAAGGACTGTCAGCTTTTGGAAAATAAACGAGACTACAAAAGTGTTTAATCCAAATGCCGGTGAGCAAAGGGTATTAGTTTATGGGTAAAAGATTTACTGACACAGACAAATGGAAAAAGCCTTTTATAAGGGCTTTAAAAGCTCCTTACAAACTGCTATGGTTATATATCTGTGATGACTGCGATCATGCCGGAATTTGGCAGGTAGACATCGAAGTTGCTCAAATTAGAATTGGTGAGCAAATAACAGAGCAGGAAGCCATCAAAAATTTTGGCGAAAAAATCATTCCAATTGATAACGGCACAAAGTGGTTTATACCCTCTTTTATCGAGTTCCAATATCCAGGTGGATTAAGCGAAAAAAACAATGCTCATGTTGGTATTATAAAAATTTTAGATAAATACAAACATCAATTTAAGCCCCTGACTAGCCCCTCAAATGCCCCTAAAAGTGGGGCTATGGATATGGATAAGGATAAGGATATGGTAATGGATAAGGAAATGGATAAGGATAAGGAACAGGATAAGAAGCAAAAAATTGAAATTATTTACCCCTATCAAACCGAGCAATTCAAATCACATTGGATTTTATGGAAGGCTTACAAAAAGCTAGAACATAAGTTCAGCTATAAAACTCCACAATCTGAACAAGCTAGCCTGATGGAATTAGCCAAGATCAGCAAAGGAGATGAAATGGTAGCAATACAAATTATGCAGCAATCAATGGCAAATGGATGGAAGGGATTTTTTGAATTAAAAAACAATGAGAATGGAAATACAAAAACATACCAAGCAAGAACTAGCAACAAAGTCACAAGCGAACAGCTACACGAAAGCCTTACTAAACGGTTTAATCAAGAATCAAACAGGAGTAGTGTACAATCAAATGTGCAGGTATAAGGAAAAAGGAGAAGCCCTTCCTTATGAGGTTATCAAACATATTCCTGTAAGTGATCGTTTACCTGGTCTTGCTAAAACTTATGGGATGGATAAGATGGTTACAGTCCTCTCAATAGCCATTACAAAGACAATGGCAAACTTTAATTTGAGAGTTGGTATGAATAGTGACCAAATTGTTGAGCTGTCTTTAATGCTGATAGAATCGGCTGAGGAGGATAATCTAGCTTTTGAGGACATCATGCTTTTTTTAGATGGAATGGTAAAATACAAATATGGAAAGGTCTATGACCGTATGGACATACCTACTTTCTTTGAGATGCTTGAAAATTACAGGGAGATGAGGCATAAAGAATTTGTAAGAATCAAAGAGGAGTTTGATTTATCTCGCAAAGGAATGGGTGATCAAACCAGGACAACAGCAGAGGATCAACTAAGGACTGCACTTGATAAATTTTCAGGTAGTATAGGAGCAACCAAAAATAGTTTAAAATAAATAGTAAAACATTTTGTACTTTAAAAATAAGTAAACATATTAGCGTAAATGAAAGAGTTAACAGCTAGTCAAATCACCAAAGAAGCAACAAGAATCCTGGAGGAAAGGAACTGCTTTGTTTGGCGAAATAACAACCTAGCTGTTAGAGGTAGAACATTCATTGGTTTAAAAGGTATTCCTGATATTATTGGATTTCACAAGTTTACAGCAATAGCAGTTTATTGTGAAGTAAAGACTAAAAATGATAAGATGAGTGAACACCAGGTAAATTTTATGATCAAGGCAAAACAATCAGGATGTCATTGCTTAATAGCGAGTGATGATAATGGACAAGTTAAAATAAGCGAGTGGCAAAATGACTAAAAATGAAATCATCACAGAGTTGTATCAAAGTAAGGAAGTTGAAGAACTTATCCTAAAGATACAACCATCGGATTTAAGAGATGATTTAAGGCAATATGTATTTCAGATATTATGCGAGAGCAAAGATAAAATGATTATTACCCTACACAAAGAAAAGAAGCTAAGATTTTATTTAGTAAAACTTATCACTAATTCTGTTTTTGCTGTTAGAAGTGGATTCTATCAAATACATAAAAAACCAAAAGAAGTTCATTGTGATGTGTTTGAGGATGTAGTTGATGAGGATAATAACCATGAGTTAATTGAAAAGTGTGAAAAGGAAGTAAGCAAACTTTATTGGTATAACAAGGAACTCCTGGAGCTATATGCAGAGCATGGAACTTATAGAGCAGTTAGTGAGCATACAAACATACCTGTAAAGTCTATTCATAATGCTGTAAAGAAAGCTAAAATAGAAATTAAAAGCAACTTATGGAAATGATAATATTTGAAATATTAGGATCAGTTGCAATGGCATTTGTTTGGGTAGAGATACTTCAGATGCCTTACAGATTTCACAGGAAGTTAAACTTTAAGCCATTCAATTGTGCTGTGTGTTTATCAGGATGGTTTATGCTTGGATTTACTTTTATTGATACCATTGATTACCACAACATATTTGAAATATTTGCTTTGATGAGTATTGCAATGGTTAGTCAAATATTACTATCAGGTCTAATTAGAAAACTTTAACCCTTATAAACTATGAACACTTTAACCAAAAAGAAATCAGAAAAGAAATTTCTAAATGCAAAGGAAGAATTAGATCACTACAAAAGAATGAGCAGTTACTACAAGAAACGATTTACCGATTCAGTAGAGATAAGAAAATCTATTGTATCTGAAAATATTGATTTAGTTAATTCATACGAAAAGTTAGAAAAGCAATGCGCTGAGTGTGAACATGAGTTAAAGAAATTGAAAAACAAAAAGTGGTGGAACATATTTAAATAGTAACCAATGACACCAAAAGAACAAGCAGATAAACTTATAGCATCATTCTCTCTTGCTATACTAAGCGAGATAGGTCATGAGTTAAACATGACAAAGGTTAAAGGAATAAGTAGAGCATCAGCATTAATAGCAGTTGATAAAATATTAGATTATCAAAATCAATTATTAAAAAATTACAAAGTAGAATTAAAAGATACTTATTGGGAACAAGTTAAAAAAGAATTAGAAGTATTATGAGAATAATAGGTATTGTAAATCAAACTTCAGGTAGCTGTTATCACAGAGTATACACTCCCTTAATGAATATGTTAGGAGATGTACATATCACTAATAAGCTGACTGAGGAGCAATTAGAAAAAGGATGTGATGTACTTGTTATAAATCGTTTTGCTTTTTATAATGAAGCTAAAGAGATTTTTGAATGGAGAGATAAATATGGATTTATGTTAGTAATTGATATAGATGATTATTGGGAGCTTAACTCAGGTCATATACTACATGACAATTGGCAGTTTAATAATATCCCAAATCTTATAGTTCAAAATTTAATTAAAGCAGATTTAGTAACAGTTACTCATGATAGACTAGCTGAGTATGCAAGTGTTTACAATAATAATATTCATATACTACCTAATGCAATACCTGGAGGATTCGAGCAGTTTTTGGTAAATAAGCAGCCAAGTGATAAGGTGAGAGTAATGTGGCAAGGATCAATCACCCACAGGGCTGACATGGAGATATTAAGAAACCCAATCAAAAAGGTTTATAGTGATAGCAGCCTAAAGAATAAACTTCAAATGGTATTCGGAGGTCATGTAAGAAACCTTACTGATTCAGATGCAATGCTTGGAGCTTTTACTAATGGGCTTAAGTTAAATCCTTTAATCTTTCCAGGTACTAAGCCGACAGAATACTATCAGATTTACAACAATGCTGACATCTGTCTTATTCCATTGGTTGAAAATAGATTCAATTCATTTAAGAGCAATCTTAAAGTATTAGAAGCTGCTTATGCCGGCTGTCCTGTGGTAGTTTCTAAGGTACATCCCTATTTGGGATTCCCTGAAGAAGTATTGCTTTATGTAGAAAATCAAACTGATTGGTACAGATATATCAAAAGCCTGGCAGATGTAGACTACTTCAGACACATGGTTGGTAAAAACTTGATGGAATACTGCCACAAGCACTACAATTTTAAAGAGATCAATAAAAAAAGAAAGGAATTATATGAAAGCAAATAATGCAAAGTTCCTAGATGAGAATAGAGGAATATACACTACCCTAGTCAATGCCGGATTTATTCAAAACCTAACCAATGAGACTAGGCAGGAATTGCTTAGGATTACTAGAGAGGAGTTTTCACCTGGTTATTTATGTTGTATGCATTGCTCAGCAGATGTAGCAGCTATGGTCAAATATGTATTTCATCAATACGATGTTTGGAAAGCATCAAATCCTACCCCTATTGAAAAGCCTAAGAGAGCAAATGCAAAAGCACACAAAAATCTATCTTAATCATTTTGACTATACTATTGATGAGTTTATCCCATGTGAAGTCTGTGGCAACAAAGCTGTGGACATTCACCATATTGATTGCAGGGGTATGGGTGGCACGAAAGAGAAGGACAGAATAGATAACCTAATGGCATTGTGCAGAAAATGTCATTTAGACTTGGGTGACAAAAAGCAGTTTTTAGAATACTTAAAAGAAATACATAAAACTAGATTACAATACGCATAAACTATGAAACTAACAGATAAGGAATTTTTAAAAATAGAGATAGAAAACGGCATCAGCTATGATAACGAAGGATTTAAACAATTAGGCATCGTTACAGCTGACCAAGTCAAAGATTTAAATATTAAAACAGTATTAGATTATGGTGCAGGTGTTGGTGTTTACTCAGATGGATTTTATAAAGCCGGTTTTGAAGTAGTGGCATTTGAGATATTTGAAGCACATAGAAACTATATGAAGGAGAAAGTGCCACACATTAAAATTATTGATAAACCTGTTACTACTGATTTAATGGCATTTATTGAAGTAGCAGAACACATGACTGACAAAGAGTTAAATGATTTATTTAAGCAGATAAAACCTAAATATATCCTATTTAGTTCAACATCTGATAAAACTGATTTTGATGAGCAATGGGGGCATATTAACATTAAGAGTCAGGATGAATGGATAGCTTATTTTGACAAGTTAGGGTATGCATTAGCAAATGTGTTTGGTGCGCCTACTTTATGGACTAAACTATTTAAACTAAAATAATATGACAATAATTTTTACTATCGTTTTTTGGGAATTACTTAAATGGGGTTTTTATAAACTTTTAAATAAATGATTTTACTGCCGGCACAAATAGAAGGGTTAGCCTCCAGGAAGGATAAAACAGTTAGGGTGACATTTGGAACTCAGGAGCTATCACCTAGTAACTTTGCTTCCTTATTCCATCTTAATCAGAAATTCTGCTATATAGCCATAAAAGAGGAGATATTTCAGGCTGAAGAAGTTGAAACGATAGATAACCTCAAAACTGAAATGGAAGGGCAAAAAAGCCCCTCACAGCGTTTAAGAGGCATCCTTTATATAAACTATCAGCAGGCAAGCGAAGGATACAAAGATTTTGCAACTTATTATTTGGCAAAGATGGAGAAGATATGTGAGCATTTTAAAAGCAAACTTGATTAAACATCGGAATTACATCGGAATATTATGGCAAAAAAAGAGATACAAAAACATGGTGGAGCTTTGATGAGACCTGCAAAGGGTGAGACCATGAATCCGAATGGCAGACCTAGAAAGTATGTGAGTCTGTTGAAAGATCATGGATATAAATTATCAGAAGTTAATGATGCTATTCAAAACCTAATGGCTATGACTGCTGATGAATTGGCTAAGGTTAATGCAGATAAAAGAGCTACTATCCTAGAAAAGACTGTTGCTGCTGCAATGGTTAAGTCAATGAAAAATGGCAGCCTTTATAGCCTTGATACATTGCTTACAAGAGTTTATGGTAAACCGAAGGAAACTGTTGATGCTAATATCTCAAATGAATATAAGATAACCTTAAACTTAAAATAAACTATGAAACTATTAGTAAAAGAAGGATCATACGAAGCTGAAACATTTTGGGGTATAATAGTCGCAGTATTATCTCATAGGTTTTGGCATTTAAGAAAACATGGTAAATGGATGGATTAATATGACAATAGACTACACTAGACCATTTATCTATAACTATCAAAAACAAATTTTAGATAGTACAGCTCGTTTCACCGTTACTGAAGCATCAACCAAAGTTGGTAAGACAGCAAGTCATATTATTTGGTTATTTGAACAAGCATTAGCACTAAAAGAAAATCAGGCTGTTTGGTGGGTAGCTCCTGTATATGCTCAGGCTGAGATAGCTTTTAATCGTATGAAGTCACAGGTAAGTGATAAGGGCTTTTTTAAGGCAAATGAGACCAAGTTAAAGCTCACGCTACCAACAGGAGGCATTATTCAGTTTAAGTCTGCTGAGAAGCCTGACAACTTGTATGGTGATGATGTTTATGCAGCAGTATTTGATGAGTTCACAAGAGCAAGGGAAGAAGCCTGGTATGCACTTCGTTCTACCCTAACAGCTACCAATGGGGATTGTAAGTTTATCGGTAACGTAAAAGGAAAAAAGAATTGGGGTTATAGATTAGCACAAAGAGCAAAGCAGAATGAGCAAAACTTTGAATATTTTAAGATCACAGCGTATGATGCAGCAGCCGAAGGTCTGCTATCATTGGAAGAAATCGAACAGGCAAAGCGAGACCTGCCGGAATCAGTATTCAAGGAGTTATATCTTGCTGAGCCTTCCGAAGATGGCAGTAACCCATTCGGCATCGCATACATTAACCAATGTACATATCCAATTTCAACAGCTCCTGCCGTATGTTATGGTATCGACTTAGCGAAGTCATCTGACTATACCTGCATCATTGGACTAGATAGAAATGGTTCAGTTTGTGACTTCAGGAGATTTCAGAAGGATTGGAAGCAGACAACTCAGGAAATACTTGATTTACCAAGAGTACAAATAGCCATTGACTCCACAGGTGTTGGTGATCCTATTGGTGAGGATGTAGCAAGGGTTAGAGATGTAGAGCTGTTTAAGTTCACTCAAAACTCTAAGCAACAAATAATGGAGGGATTGGCAGCAGCTATCCAACAAAGGAAGATTACATTTCCTGAAGGCAATATCAAGGATGAGCTTGAAAACTTTGAGTTTGAGTTCACCAGGACAGGAGTTAAGTATTCAGCACCGGCAGGATTGCATGATGACTGTGTTTGTGCTTTGGCATTGGCATGGCATAAGTATAGGGACTCAGCCGGCATGAGTGGACATTATGCCATTTTATAGTTATACGCAATTAAATATAAATAGCCGTATTTATTCGATATTATACGCAAATGCATACGATGTTCACGAAAACGTGAACGTTCACCGGCTGTGAACAATTCATATAGGTGAACAGTTTACTATTAGAAAACTTTCAGTAGTATTACTACTGACTTTGCGCCCATTTATATTTTAGTGCGCCTATTTTTGTCTAGTTTTTTATATTAAAAACGGGACAATCCGTAAAGCAATACCCTTACTTTATGACAAGTTTTGTCAAGTTTTACCTTCACTTTGTAACATTTAATATCCCTTATATGTTACAAAAACATATAGAATTGTAACTTTTATGACACGTTATTATAATTTAGGCACTGCAAGATTTTAGATTTATAATTCCAATTTGCATGAATTTTTCCAAAAATGCACATCAAAAAATGCACTTTTAGAAACATATTGCCAATTTATAGCTCAAAAAAACCGTTTTTTGAGCTATATCCGGCTAACTACTGAGCGATAATACTAGAAACAAAAGCCAATTTTTGT